GCTATTAATTTGAAAGTAAAATACTTCTGAAGCTGCTGCTGGTGTGCTGTCTAATAATTGTACTTGGTAATTATCTACACCCGTTGTAGGTATTACAGGCTGTACGCCTGAACTTAAAGTAACTGTGTTTAGTGTGTTAGGTGCTGAAGGTATCTTTAAAGTCTTATCTGCTGTTATAGCGTTTGTAATTTCAAAAGTACCTACTAAAGATGTGCCGTTATAGGTTCTTATTTGTGCTTTGTTAACAGGGTTTCCTGAATGTTCATATAAGAAATAAAGCCAGCCTTCATCTGTTAATTCTACTTTCTGTGTATCATCATTAAAAGGTCTTACACCTCTAGGCATATTAGTTTGAAACTTCCTAGTATTAGCATTAACAGTATAATTTTGGTAGTAGTTATTAGCTTGATAATCAACAAAGTTTAAATCTGAGCCTCTATAATTTGGTAGACAGCCATTAAACACTATTAGCGTTTTGTCGAATGCTGGGTACATAGTAACTACAACAGAACCCCCTGTTTCATATTCTTCGCCAAACTTAACAGTATATTCTATCCAGCTATTAGCATTTCCTGTAAAGCCTGTAGTGCTACCTATTGTACCTAAGTCTGTAGTTATGTAGCTTTCTGCTATTCCGTGAATATCTGTGCGCCCATAATTATTAGGGTCTGCTGGTACTCTTAATGTTCCTAATAAAGTAGCACCATCATAGACTTCTATAACGTACTTAAATCTAGGCTGCGCTGTTTGATTTGATGTTAATACATATTCTACAGGATTGTATGCTGTTCTGTAGTCTTGTGGTTCGTATGTTACGCCTGTAATTGCCATATCTATTTCTTTTTAAATCCTTTCTTAAATTGCTTAGTAATATTTTTGCCTGTAACTACACTAAAATCTTTTAAGTGCTTATCCCAAATAGCACCTGTAAAAGTTTCTTCTACACAATTAGTATAAAAGTATCTAGGCTTTAAACCCTGAAACGCAATAATATTTCTAACCATATATTCATTAAGTCCTTTGCTTTTAGCCCAATCCCTAATATATTCTACTTTAGGACCACGCTTAAACTGAAAAGGGCTATTAGGTGCTTTTAAATTTGCTCTTGGGTTATTGCTTCCATCCTTGAAAGTTGGTACACCCTTAACACCCTCATCCATAAATTTGTAATAATCTTCTAAATATAATTCAGCTACTAACGTAGTACCAAATAGCTTTACAGGCATACGCATTTTATCACGAAGATTTCCTTTAAATACTAAGTTATCTTTGTCTATTGTGGCCTGTAAGCAACGTATCATTTCAGCAGCCAAATTATTTAGCACCTCAACTAATGAAGTAGGTTCATCTACAACCTCTAATTCATTTAAGTTGAAATGTTCAGCACTACCTAATAGACTTTCTAAATTATCATTTGCCATTATCTTCTATATTTTTGCATAGCTTCACGTTGTATCTGTGCTTCGTGTCTTTGCTTATCCCTAAAATAAGCTACTATGTTTAATCCTTTTATCACTTCGTAATTCTGTATAATATCCCATTTATCTATTCGTGAATTTGTCAAATTATCTAACGTTATCATCCAGCCCCAACGCTGCGCATAGCCTTCATTTCTTGTTTCGCTTGGTTCACTTTCTTCTGCGCTTTCTGTATCAAAAAGGTTTTTATATCCTGAGTTGAGTTTGCCAAGTGATGATAAAAAAAAACACCTATAGGATAAGCTATTGTTATAGGCATATTCTTATAAAAGTTTTCTGCTGTTTCCCGTATTACTTCGCCATTCATTTCTACATCACGCCAACGTAAATGCTTACGTTCTACAGGTCTGCAAATTGTAGTTAGTATTTTATGTAGGTTGTTAAAGATAACTTCTTCATTATTAGCTGCATCCTGTAGCAATTCCATAGCACTTATGTATTCGCCAAAGAGTAGCTTCTTAGCATCTAATTGAAATTCATACCATTTACCACCTACTTTAAATCTCTTAGCTTTTAAAGTCTTAGGTAGTTCAGTTTCTAAGAACTTCATTTTTTTAATCAGTTCGTTATACTGTTCTAACGATATATCTTTTATAACCTCTTTTTTTTCGCCTGTAAGGACACAAAGCGTATTAATGATACGTTCTATAGGCTTCTGCTCTGTTTGTAGTACAGGGCGTAAGTTAATATACTTTTCAAGTGTTATATCTTCCCACGTTGTAGGTAATGTAAAAGTAATCTTCTTCATACTTAATAAATGTGAAATAATTTAAAAAAAACATAAACGCTAAAACTTTTTTAACGTATTGCATACCACCCTCTATTATGCTTTTTTAGGTGTATTAAAGCAACGTAGCGCAGCGCATCCAGAAGGTGATTAAATTTATCTACAGGCTTACCTACCCTTTTATTGTTTTTGTCAACAGCCCATTTATAGTTCTTAATCTCTTTAATTAAATTTAGTGAACTTGTTGTAATAACTAGCTTATGGCGTTTAATAATATCGATGCCGTTCTGTATACTGTCAGGTCCTTTAACTGCGCCCTTTGAGTTGATATTCATACGGTAGAGTTCTTCGATGCTTTTCGGCTCGGAACTATCACAAATTACTTCGTTCCTATCTACAATAGGTTTAAGGCGTTCTGCTATATCCTGGTTAGTTAATCCGTTAGTATATAATACTTCGTCTAAGTAAAGCGTATCATCGTGCTTATATACACCAATACAAGCTGTTGGGTCTACGCTATAACCAAAGTCTAGGCCATAACTAATTAGCTTTGCGTTGCTTGGTATTGTGTCGCAGTATTCAAACTGAGTATATACATTGTCTTGGCTTGAACCTTGAAGCCCTAACCCGTATATCTTCCAATAGTTTTCATCTAAGTCTTTAAGGCGTTCTATTTCGTCTTTAATGCTTTGTTCTAAAAAAGGATTATCTTGGTAGGTTGTTCTATGGAACTCTGCATCGGGTCTAGTTATAACATCTTCATATATCCAATGGTATTCGTCTGAAGGATTGTAATCTATTATAACACTTGGATAGTTTGGCACCCCTGAAGTTCTGAATATCAATTGCTGGAAATCGTCTTTATTTAACTCAGTGCACTCATTTATGTACAAAATTGAACGCTTACGACCTCGTACCTTCTGTGATTGGTCCAAACTTATGAACTCGATTAAATTGTTATATAGCCAGTACTCTGAATTTGATTTATTATGATTGTCAGGATTATATATATTATGCTTCTTTAGTATGTCTATGAAGTCCCTCATTACAGTAGCTCTAAGAGCTGGAAATGTCTTTCTGCATATAGTTACAACCTTATCACTATTTTGATTGCAGAATACTGTTATAATCCATAGAAGTATGTTATAGGTTTTTCCTGACCTTGCGCCACCCTGTTCTACTATTATCTTTTTATCGGTTTCTAGTAAGTGCCTGAATACTTTATTTGTCTGTATCTTTGCTGTTGTCAATGATTTCTATTTTGAATGCTGTAGGGCTACCTTCTGCGCCTGTGATTTCTTGGCGTTCTACATAGCCACGCTTTTTTCCTTTGGTCTTTAAATAGAATATTGTTGAGGTTGGATTGCCGCCCTGTATCTGCTTATGAAGTTGGCTTTCTGCAAAGTCAATAGCTATATCGCCTATACTATCTACTTCCTTCCTAAATGCTTCATCGTCATTATACCAATCATAGAAAGTGCTTCGTGCTACGTCTACATTTTTACAGGCAGTAGTTACAACACCTAACGACTTTTCAAGTGCTTTAACTAATTTCTTTTTTAATATGTCCGATTTCGTAGGTTTAGGCATCTTTTAAAAGTTTACCACATTTACTGCATTTTGTTTCATTTTCATCTTCTTTTATTTCAGATGTTTTTATACTAAAGCCTGGTAATTCTAATCCCCAATCTTCTAGCTGTTCTGTGTCCCATTCATTAGCTAATACGTCCCAGTCCCAAGAACCGAAGCCTACGTTATCTTTAATAATAAATTCTTGTTGTTGTTCTATTGTTAAGTCACTTGCTTTGATAATGGGT